TCGTGCGGTCGCTGCATTTCTGGATAATGCGCTAAAGGCTTCCGGGGTAAAACAGCGAACCGCAGAAGAGCGGCTTGGGCTTGGGTTCAATTCCATGTGCAACTTCACCCAGCCAAACCGCAAGTCGTTCGGCGTTCCACGATGGGATCTTTGGCTTGCCATGAAGGTCGTCATGGGATTTGACGACAGCATGGACGCTGAGGTGTGGAGGCTGAACGGCCGCAAGGGTCAACCGGGAGACGCATGGGCCGAGCGCGAGGTGCTGGGGGTTCAGAAGAACGCAATGAGTGGGTGGGACATGGACGGCGGGACGAAGTTCGTTGACCGCAACATCACCGCCCCCGCTACCGACGCCGCGAAGCAGTGGGCCGGCTGGGGCACCGCGCTGAAGCCCGCGATGGAGCCGATCACCGTCGCGCGCAAGCCGCTCGACGGCACCGTGGCCGAGAACGTCCTGGCGCACGGCACGGGCGCGATCAACGTGGATGGGTGCAGGGTGGCTACGACCGGGGAAGGTCGCACCCGAGAAGGCGAGGCGTCACGGGATAGGCGCTACACCGACGAAGGCTCAACCAACTTTGCGGCAACACCTGGGCCGCGAGGCGGCGACCCGGCGGGCCGTTGGCCCGCGAACCTGATCCACGACGGCAGCGACGAGGTGGTGGGGCTGTTTCCGCAGACGACGAGCGGGAGTGGTCAGCGAAGGCCGAAACCGACAGAGAACCGAGCGGCATACATGGCAGGCTGGCCTGCAAACGGATACGAACGCGACGGCGACTCCGGCTCCGCCGCCCGCTTCTTCTACTGCGCCAAGGCGAGCAAGGCAGAGCGAGGCGAAGGCAACAACCACCCGACGGTCAAGCCGCTCGCCCTCATGCGCTACCTCTGCCGCCTCGTGACGCCTCCGGGTGGCGTCGTCCTCGACCCGTTCGCCGGCAGCGGTACGACGCTCATGGCAGCACTCTGCGAAGACTTCCGCGTCATCGGCATCGAGAGGGACGAGGGCTATGCGGCGATCGCAAGAGCGCGGGTCTCGGGGCGAGACGGCCCGCTCTTCGACGAAGCAGACGCGCCGGACGAACCCTGACGCGGTGCAGCTTGACCCGGAGGGGGGATGCCGGTTGAGGTGACGTCATGAACCACGCGATCGACTGCGACTTCTGCCCGCGCGTCCACCGGGCCGACGATGGCTGCAGGCGCTGCGACGGCTCCTGGCGAGCGAAGGGCGACGAGATGGCTCGATGGGGACGCTTGCAGGCGAACCGGCGCGAGTGTGCGCCTGACGCGAACGGCGTCGGCGCCTTCGCGGAGGCTGTCTTCGCCTGCGACAACTGGGGGCACATCTTGCCGCACTCGCGCATCGGCAGCCTGCCTGCTGGTCGACTGCGGGACGGGGGCTTCGACTTCGAGCTGTTCGCGGGCTTCACGGTTGACGTGAAGGGCACGCGGCGAACCGAGCCGTGGCCCTTGATCGTGACCTGCTACGAGGCGGGCTTGCGCGCTGACGCCTACGTTCTCGGTCGAGTCGTCGGCCCCGAGCGCGCGTACCACGACGTGCGGTGGAGCGGCTGGGCAACGGCGACTGACCTGACGGAGAGAGGCGAGCGACGCGAGCTGCACGGCGGCGTCAGCACGCTGTCTCTCGGGCCGAAGGAGCTGCGCCCGTACGGCGAGCTGTGCGCTGCTGCTCGCGGTGATGCGCCCTTCCCTTGGCCCGACGACGGCGAGCCCCTCGACGACGAGTAGCCTGACCCGGTACACACTAGAGGCTGATGGACGTCGCTGGGTTCACGGCCTCGGCCGAGCGCATGCGGCAGTACGCCCACCTGCCGTGCGCGTTCGCGGCTGACGTCCTCGGCGCGACCAACGACCCGTTCCAGAAGAACATCCTGCGGAGCGTCGACGTCTATCAACGCACGGCCGTCGCCGGGGCGAAGGGCATCGGCAAAGGCTTCTGTGCGGCGCAAGCGGCGTGGTGGTTCCTCGCGACGCGACCGAAGTCGAAGGTCGGCATCATCTCGGCCTCAGCGACGAACGTGCAGACGAACATCTGGCAGGAGCTTGCGACGTACTACTCGAAGAGCCCGTGGCTGCAGGCGCTGTTCGACATGGGCGACCGCACGATCCGCTCGCGCAAGCAGCCGAAGGAGCACTTCCTCTTCACGCGGCAGGGGACGGCGCGGTACACGAGGCGCGGCGCCTCTGGCGAGAAGCAGGCCGAGGGTCTCTCGGGCATGTACGCGGAGCACGTCTTCTGGCTCGCGGACGAGGCCAGCTCGATCGACGACATCGTGCTGCGGACGATCGACACGTCGGTCAACTCGCGCGGTCATCGCTTCCTGATCCTCGCGAACCCGATCCGCACGTCTGGGTTCTTCTACGACGTGTTCATGACGCCGCGGCGAGGGCAGGGCTGGGTGACGATGAACGTCCCGTACACCGCAAGCTCGCGCGCATCGACGCCCGAAGGCATCGCCGAGCGCGATCGCTGGATCAGGTCGTGGGGCGAGGACTCGGCGATCGTGCAGGCGTTCGTCTACGGGCGCTTCCCTGCAGAGGGCAGGGCGGACACCGTCTACCGCCCGCAGGAGCTGATGCAGGCGTTCGTCCTTCGCCGCGAGCCCGACCCGGAGGAGCCGCTCGACATCGGCATCGACCCCGCGCGCTACGGCTCCGACGAGTGCGTCTTCATCGCGCAGCGCGACAACGTCGGTCTGGAGATGGTGACGGTCGCGAAGATCGACCAAGTGGACATCGTTGGCCGAGCGATCTCGATGGCCCGTCGCTGGTGGGGCGTGCCGAAGGAGGAGGAGCTGACGCGCGAGCTGAAGCGCAGGACGCGCTTCAGGATCGACGTCGGCCTCGGCGTCGGGCCGATCGACACGCTGCGCAAGCTCGGCTTCCTCGTCGCTGGCGTCGACAACGGGCGCCGCCCGTCGCGCAAGCTCAAGGAGCGCTACGACAACCTCGGCACAGAACTCTGGTGCGAGACGCGCGAGTACGCGGTGCTCAACGAGGCGAAGCCCCTGGCGCTCGGCGGCATGCTGCTCAACGAGCGCAAGCTCGGCTTCGACGGCGACCCGATCCTGATCCACCAGCTCTGCTCGCGGCCGTACACGTACCCCGTGTCAGCGGGCGGTCGCATGCGGATGCTCTCGAAGGAGGAGCTGCGCCGGAACTTCGACGGCTCGCCCGACCGCGCGGACGCCTTCATCCTCGCCTTCGGCGACGTGAAGGCGATGGGCCTGGTCGACCCGATGAAGACGATCTACTTCGGCTGACGCGCGCTGCTGCCTTCGGGTGGGGCCGCGGAGCCGAGCCTCCGAGGTAGGAGTCAGAGACCCGGCCCCGCAGCAGGGGATGGCAAGCGGCCGAAAGATGCCACGGCTCGCTTGTGCCATGCAAGCGTTCTCCGCTACCTGCAGAGATGGGCTGTGATGACAACGACCTCGGGGCAGACCTGACGTGAGCAGGAGCGCAGCGCGGCGCGCAAGGCCGAAGGTCACAGCTCCCACGCCGACGGGCGTATCGCGTCGGTCTGACGTCACGGGCCTCTCGGCGTTCGACGAGTTCGAGCGCGGTCTCGATCTGCTGCAGGCCGATCCGACCTCCGACCTACGCTCCGCGTACAAGCAGCTCCCGTCCTACTACGCCGGCAACCAAGTCATCTGGAACGCCCTGAACCGGGGCGACTGGCAGCTCTGGGCAGGCACTGCAGAGGACGCAGAGCTGATCGAGGACGGCCCGCTGTTCGATCTCTTCCGCCGACCGAACCGCGCGCAGACCTGGCGGCAGTTCGTCTCGCAGATCGTCGTGCAGATGCACGGCGACCAGGGCGCGGCCTACATCCAGAAGGCAGGCACCGAGATCGCAGGCCGCACGCCTCGCGGCTGGCCCGAAGAGCTGCGCCTGATCCCGCCCGCATGGGTCAAGCCGAAGCTCTCCGACAGCGACATCTTTACGATCGAGGGTTGGATCGTGCAGCGCGGCCAGGGTGCGCCGATCATGCTGTCGCCCGACGCTGTCGTGCCGCTCTACCTAGCGCCTGATCCCGAGATGCCGTGGTCGAGCGTCTCGCCGCTGACGCCCGGCCAGCTCGACAACGACACCGAGCGCATGGCGCAGCACTACACGAAGACGACCTTGCGCTCGGGCGGCGCGCCCGGCGTGATGTTCAACTACAAAGGCGACGCCGAGATCCCGGAAGAGGACCGCATCGCGCTGGAGCAGAAGCTCGCGCAGCGATACGGCACGCCGAAGTCCTCGCGCTACGTGGTCGTGAGCGGCGACTGGGGCGTGAACCTGATGGGCTTCGCGCCGAAGGACATGGAGTTCCAGGCGTGGCGCCAGAACCACCTCGGCGTCACTGCTCGCCTGCTTGGCATCACGCCGCTCATGCTCTCGTACTTCGAGGGCGCGTCGGGCCTCGGCGAGGCGGGGCTCAAGGTGCAGCGGCGCATCCTGTACGAGAACAAGATCCTGCCGCTCGCGCACGCGATCGCGGAGCCGATCAACGAGCGCATCATCCACACGATCGCGCCCGAGGTCGACGGCCTGTTCAACTTCGACAAGGTCGAGGCCCTGCAGGAGGACCTCTCTGCGCGTCTCTCCGCGCTCGAAGCGCTCATGCGCTCCGGCGTCACGCTGCGCCGCGCGAACGAGTTCCTCGACCTCGGCGTCGACCTCGACGATCACCCGTGGGCCGACGAGTGGTGGATACCGGCCGGCATGGGCACCGCGAGCGCAGCACTCGCCTTCGAGCAAGCGCCGCCTGCCCCCGCGGAGCCGCCTTCGTTCACGGGCGTCAGCGAAGCGCCGCCGCCGCCGAAGCCCGAAGCGAAGGAGGAAGAGCCGCCTGAGATCGGCGTCGAGGAGCCGCCCGAGGAGCCCGAGACGGACTCCGGCGACAACATCGCAGCGGCCGAGACGGCAGCGTTCGACGAGGAGCGCATCGCGAGGCGCGTCGTCGCGCTCTTGCGCAAGGAGCCCGTTGCGCGTATTGCTGGGGTCAGCGCAGGCCCAGCTCAGGCCAGCTCTCTTCTCTTCTCAGGGCGGGCCACTCTCCCGAAGCCTCCGAAGACTCCCAGCGGACGAGGCGAACGGCGGGTGGCCCGCCCGCCTATTCGCCGCCGCCGCGGTCCTTCTGCTGCGACGATGCGCGCCGAGATCGCGGCTTACATCAAGGAGTCGCGCACGCACGAGAACGCGATGTACGGCAAGCTCGTGCGCGTCATCCAGCGCATGTCTCGCCGCGTCGTGCGCGCTCTCGCACGCGAGGCGGGCGTCTCGACCTCTGCGCTCCTGCGCTCGCTCCCCGTGATGGGCGCCTCGCTGTCGGACGTCGAGATCACGGCGCTCATGTCGGACGACGTCGTGCTGCGCGCCGCGCCGGCCGAGCTGACGGCGAAGCAGATCAAGTCGATCCTGCGCGAGATCGACAAGAACTCGATGGCGCTCGCGATCGAAGGCCCGCTGCGCAAGGCGTACGAGGCGGGCGGCAAGAGCGCCTGGCGCGCGCTCGGCGACCTCGGCGTCGAGGACGCGGAACTGCTCGACTTCCAGTCGAAGCGCCTGCCGCAGCTCGTGTCGCGCTACGTCGACAAGCAGCTCGGCGAGCTGGTGCGCGTCAACGACACGATCCGCGACGCCGTCAACAGGTCGATCCTCGGCTCGATCGAGGACGGCGCCTCGACCGAGGACATGGCGAAGCGCGTCCGCGATGTCTTCCGCGCCTCGATGGAGCGCGCACGCACGATCGCGCGCACCGAGACGGGCATCGCGATGAACTCGGCGAAGCAGGAGCTGTACGAGGACATGGCCGTAGACGAGATCGAGTGGTCGACCGTGCTCGACGGGCGTGAGCGCCCTTCGCACGGAGACCTGAACGGCGAGCGCGTCGCGATGGGCGAGGAGTTCGAGAACGGCCTCCAGTACCCCGGCGACCCGAACGGCGACCCCGGCGAGGTCATCAACTGCCGCTGCACGGCGCTGCCCGTGGGCCGCACGACGGAGTGAAGAGCATGAAGACTGCAGCCGAGATGTACGGCGGGCGCCTGCCCATCGACGGCCTCGCGAAGCCCCAAGCTACGCGGCGCGACGACTACCTCGAAGAGCTGCTCTCGCACGCTGTCCCCGCTAGCGACGGCTCGGGCCTGGCGGAGATGCGGGACCGCGTGCTGTGCCGCTCCGCGCTGACGCTCGTCCACGCCGCGCCTGCGCCCGAGGCACCGAAGGGCGCGACGGTCGTGCGCTTCGTCGTCGTCTCCGGTGAGGACGGCCGCGATCAGAAGGAGCTGTCCGTCGAGGGCATCGACTTCCGCTCGTGGGACGAGCTGCCGATCGTCCCGTGGTGTCACCAGTACGAGATCCCGCCCGTGGGTCGCGGCCTCTGGCGCGCGACGTACCGGCGCGGGGCCACGCACGAGCTGTGGTCCGACGTCGAGTTCATGCCCGCGGACCTCGCCGACGATCCGCACGTTCGCTTCGCTGCTGCTGTCGGCCGCATGTACGCGGGCGGCTGGATGCGCGGCATCTCGGCCGGCTGGATACCGAAGAAGGTCGCCGAGATCCGCTCGCGCACCGGCAAGCTGATCCGCGTCCAGTCCGTGACGTCCGAGTACGTCGAGCAGTCCGTCTGCCCGATCCCCGTCGACCGCTGGGCGCTCGCAGAGGCGCAGACGCGCAGCGTGATCACGAGCGACGACATCGAGGTGATCGGCCGCTCGACGAAGTGGCGCACGCTGACGCACGGCCAGGCGTACGAGCTGACGCCCGCCGACCGCGTCCGCGTGCCCGACAACCGCGAAGGGATCGACCAAGAGAGGGAGTCAGTCATGCGCGCCTATAAGCCAGAGGAGCAGCGCGTGCTCGTCGAGGAGCGCACGCTTGACCCCGAGAACCGCCTCTCAACGCTGCTGCGCCCCGAAGGCACGGCGACCGCGACGCACTCGCAGGACTCGCCCGAGGGCGAGGAGGAAGCCGCCGTCGAGCCGGCAGTCGAGGCCGAGGCAGGGGCTGACGAGGTCGTCGCGCCCGACGAGGGCGAGAGCGAGGCCACGCCCGCCGACCCCGACCCCGATGGCGACGGCGAGCGCGTCGAGGACGAGGAGCCCGCTATCGACGAAGGCGGCGAGGCGCAAGGCGCAGAGACGCACGCGCGTAAGCTGCCGACGTGGGTCCACGGCCCGCTCTCCGACGAGCTGGACCTTGCGAACGACCGCCTGCGCGGCGCCGTCGTCGGCCTCGTCGATGCGTCCGAGGCCCTCTGGTCGCTGACGAGTCAGTGCTACTACCAGGGCCGCTCTGTCTGCGCCGAGCTGGGCATCGCCTCGCGCGCGACCGGCTTCGTGAACTACGACGAGAACGACCCGTCGTCGCCGATCTCGCTTCACCAGCTCATCACGCGGCAGCTCAACCGGATCGACGGCCACACCCGCGCGATCACGGAGTCGTCCGAGCACTTCCGCGACGCGCTCGCGGGCGAGGGCTCCGGCACGTACATCGAGGTCGAGGACGACGAGGGCGGCGAGAGCATGGAGGCGCCAGTCATCGACGCCGCTTCACTGCTCGATCAGGTCGGTCTCGCGCTCGAAGGCGTCGAGGGGCACGCCGGTCGCAAGATCGCGCGCGCCCGCCGGCAGGAGCTGACGGACCTCCTGCGCCTCCTGCGCACGGCAGCGAAGCGCGTCTCTGCCGTCCTCTCGACGCCCGAGAAGTTCGAGGAGGACGCGAATGAAGAGGCCGAGCAGCACGCAGTCGCCTCGCCCGACGACGGCCTGCAGAGCCGCATGTGTGGCCTCGTCCGCCGCGCCTCCGGTCAGGAGGTAGCAGAGCGCGAGGTCTCGCTGCGCTCGGCCGCGCTGATCGGTCGCACGCGCGCACTCAGTGCTGGCGAGAGCGAGAGCGCCGAGGTCGAGGCGCCCACTGCTGCGCCCGAGGCGCCGACGCCGCCGCCCGAGACGGTCAAGCGCTCGAAGCCGTCTGGCCCGCTGCCGTACGTCGCAGTCCCGCGCGGGCGGCTCGGCGACGCCTTCGGTGCGGTGATCCTGGAGCGCCTGTCGCAGCTTCGCGCTGGACAAGGCGGCGGGGGATCGGCTACCGAGTAGAGCAGTCGAGCTGCTGTCCACTTCCTCGGCGCACGGGCCTCGCTGAACGCGCAGGCCAGACGTAGCGCAGACGGGCGTGGGGGACACGGCGCGAGCTTCGGATCGGTGAAGCGACGCGAGGTTGTTCCTCTACGTGCGCGCCCTTTTGTTCGGCGCGCCCAAGCCTGAAGGAAAGCGGACAGTGGAAAACACGACCCAAGGACGCGCCCCTGCCAACGCAGGCGAGATCATCAGCGTCAACAAGACCGAGCTGCACTCCGTCATGGAGGCAGCCGAGAAGACGATGGACGCGCTGGAGAACGATCTCCCGCGCGTGCAGCGCGCACTCGACAACGCAGACCCATCGAACCTCGGCTTGATCCAGCAGATGGCCGAGGTCCGTAACAGCCTCGTCGAGACCCGTGGCATCGTCGAGCAGGTGCAGGCCGAGCTTCGCGCGGTCGACAGCAACACGGACCGCGACGACAAGGTCTGGCGCGCAGTCGAGGACATGCGCAACCCGAACGGCTTCCACTCGCGCACGTACCGCGAGCTGGGCGAGGTCTTCAAGGCTTCGTACAAGGCGCACCGCGAGCACGGCTACACGCGCGAGGTCGAGGGCTACGACAGACCGATCGACATCGCTCGCCGCGCTGCCGATCAGTCGAGCACCGACGACACGCTCGGCGGCATCCTCGTGCCCGTCGAGACCTGGGGCGACGTCGCCTACATCATGGGCGAGAAGTCGTTCTTGCGCGCGTTCGCGTCGCGCACCAACATGGCGAGCGACGAGATCAAAGTCCCGATGCTCCCGAGCATCCCGTCCGTCTACGTCCAGGGCACGCAGGGCTCGGAGGTCACTCACTCCGTGATGACCTTCCGCGACACCGTGACGATGAGCGCGAAAACCCTGATCGGCCTCAACGTCATCCCGAACCAGCTCGTGCAGGACGCGATCGGCTCGTGGTCGGCGTTTTGGGCGCGCGTTTTCACCGACGCGATGGCGCTCAAGGAGAACAAGGGCTACTTCTCCGAGTCGCCAGCAGACGCGAACGGCGCCTTCAGCGGCGTCCTCCAGGAGGTCGCTGCTGCGACCGGCTCCGAGAAGAACGTCGTGTACCTCGGCGGCGGCTCGACCTCGGGCTCGACGCACTTCTCTGTCGTCGCGTTCGACGACATCAACGCGCTTCTCTTCGCAAACCACGAGAATGCGCGCGACGGCTCGATCTTCGCCTGCAGCAACGCGGTCGCCCGCCACCTCTACGGCATCAAGGACGCGAACCGGATGCCGATCTACTCGACCCAGTGGGCGGGTCTGAACGTACCGGGAGGTCCGACCCCGAACTCGGCCGGCCCCGTCTACGGCCAGCTTATGAACCACCGGCTCTGCGTCACGTCGGCGATGCCATCGACGAACGCGACCGGCTCGCCGTTCCTGGTATTTACGAACCCGGCGTACACGTTCTGGGGCGAGCGCTCGCCGATGGCGATCGAGTTCTCCCGCGAGAGCCAGTTCGAGTTGTATAACACCGTCATGCGCGTCGCCGAGCGCATCGGCATCAAGACTGTCGCGCCCGACGCGAGCGCGACGCTCAACGCAGCCGTCTCGTAGACCTCTAGCCTGCCGCTATGCGAGACTGAGCCGGGGGCGGCCTGGTGCGAAAGCGCTGGCCGCCCCCTCTGTGTTTGTGGTAAGGGCGGCAGCATGGCGACGACATCGTACCTGCCGCCGCGCCGCGTGCGCGTGCTCCACAACGTCAACACGGACGTCGGCGACGTAGGCCCCGGCGTCGAGACGCTCCCCGGCGACATCGCCGAGCGCCTGCTCGAAGCAGGTCTCGCGACGGACGAGCCCGAGCCAGGTGCGCCTCGAAGGCCGCGCGAGCACCGCATGGTCAAGGGCGTCGAGCACGGCGCGATCCTAACCAGGGCCTGACGCGCGATGCGTCGTCGCAAGCGCCGCCCCGCTGCCTCGGCGCCCGCGAGCGTCGACTCGGCTCCAGCCGCGGTTCCTCACGCACCGAGACCTGTGGTCGCAAACTCGGCCGGCATACTGATCCCCACGCCGTTGTTCGATGACTTCATGCGCGTCTTGCGCGAAGAGCGCCGCGAAGACCGGCGGAAGCTCCTATGAGGAGACTCCCCATCACCTGGGGCACGCACAACGAGGTGCTCCCGATGGGGAACGCCTTCGGCTACACGGCCGCGTCGGTCAACCTGCGCGAGGCCCTCAGGCGCAGATCAGACGTCGAGCTTGTCGACGACGGGCCGATCGTCGTCCACGTCTGCCACCCCTGGACGTACCGTCCGCAGCATTGGCCGTTCGCGCGCAACGTCCTGCTGACGATGTACGAGGTCTTCCCGGCGCCGCCCGAGTTCTCCGCCGCGATCGCGCAGGCCGACGCGCTGCTCGTCCCGTGCCTGTGGGTCGGACGCCTCTTCGGCACCGTGCGCCTGCCCGAGGGAACGCGCCGACCGCCCATCCTCGTCTCGCCGCTCGGCTTCGACCCGAAGCGGTTCCCGATCGTCGAGGACCGCGTGCCCCCTCGCGCGACGAGTCGCGATCCGTTCCGCTGGCTCTGGATCGGCGCGGCGAACGAGCGCAAGGGCCACAAGATCCTGCTGGATGAGTGGTTCGCGTTCAGCGATGTCGACTGGATGCAACTCTACATGAAGACGACCCGCCACGACTCCGACCACGCGAGGGCGCGTCGGATCGTCGAGGGCAACGTGATCTACGACGAGCGCATGCTGACGCGCGACGCGATGCGCGAG